CTGCGTTGGCGAAGATCACATTGTCGCCGGATATACTTATGTCGTGGCCGTGATTGAACACCCACAGGTTGTCGGTTGCATTGTGGATCGGATACCAAGTCGCGCTTGATCCGATCGTGATGGCGGTCGAAGATAGTTGAAACCCACCAACGACATGCCAGGTCGTGAACTGCCGGACGGGACCCGCTACCGGAGCCCCAGGCGTCAGCGGGACCGCGAAGGCGATCGCCGCACCGAGGGCAAGAATCGCAAAGGCGATAAGAAATAGGCGTTTCATCAGAAAGTCCTCCGCTGTTTTCGAAATTGGTAGTTTTCCGCCGCTTCGCCGTCGTACCAGGAATACTTGATATCGACCGGCGCTCCGTTCACCTGGTAGGCTCCGGGCGACAAACGAATGCTCCCATTCCCGAATCGAAGTGCGGCCGGGGATCCGTCCAATGAATAGGCCGCCGGCTCGAGGGGGAACGGAGGATACCCATGGGGAAGCCTCATTTCCTCTCCGTCGATGGCATATGCCGCGGGATCAAGCTCAAGGTTGTGATCGGCGCGCATTTTGACCGGGATAATTGCCATCGAATACGCCGCGGCTTCAAGGGCCAGGGTGTAATCGTTCCGCGTGACGAAAGCTCTCAGGGGGATGGAGCGGCGTTGAGTGTTCACGGCTCCCTTGTAATATGCAACCATTTCGACGGGGGTGACGATTCTGCCCTTCCAGATGGCAACTTCGTCGATGATGCCGTTGATCGCCCGATTATCGGAGGTATTTGCTATCCCGTACTGATCTGATCCGATCGTGAGGGCCTGTCCGGTGGCGGTTCTAACCGTTCCGTCTGGCGTCGGAGACATATTGGCAACCGTCGATCGTACTCCGTTAATGTAGATCGCTGGCGGGGTGGCGTTCGAGGTCGTTGGGAACGTATAGGTAACTCCAATGCAGTTCCACCCACGGACGAAAACCACTTTTGCAGAAGAAGTTGAATAGGACGCGGAATTAGCTGCGTTCGTATAGGCAAACCCAATCCCGCTGCCGCCCCAGGAGATATTCCAATTCCCGGACGCCCCGCCGTTGCTGTCGGCTCCTTTTTCGAGAAACCGATAATTAGCTTCCCCGGATTCCGTGATCGTCTTGGAGAAGAACACCCAAAAAATGATTGAGAATTTTGTTCCAGAGGCCCATGTGACCGTAGTGGATCCCGGGATATCAATGTATTTCGGGGCTATGTTTCTCGCGTTGACGAGGTTGTAGGCCCCTCCCCCGAACCGGCCGAAAGACCCAAGCGCCGGTGAATTTCTCGCGGTAGCGTTCCTGGCCCCCCCTGAAATATCCGTGAGGGCTTGCGAGATCCCGGACAGCCCCGGGAGGTAGATGATGATGCTCCGATCGGCCCGAAAGAAGGGCCAGATCGAACCGGCGAAGAAGCGCGGCGGGTAGGGCATCTATACGCTCTGGATATTCACGCCCTGCCACTTAATCGAGCTGGCTGTGGCGTGGAGCGCGGCGCCGGTGTTGTTTTTCACGGCGATCTTGAACTTCTGCGGAGCTTGCATCAAGCCCCCGTGTCCTACCAGGGAGAAATGAGCATATTGGAGATCCACCGACAGGTCGATGAGCCCAAGGGGAAGCGCGGATTCCCAGGTCCCGTAATTCGTCCCGTCGGTGCAAACCATCAATCGCACTTCGAGATATGCCGCCGCCGCCGCGGTCCCGTCGATGAAAACTTCGATCAGGAAGTCCTGGTAGAGATTCGAGGAATTATCTACGGCGTCAGAAACCCCCGTCCCGGCGTTTGCCAAAGCGTTGAGTGAAGCCCCTGAGATCGTTGCCGAGATCGCGGAAAAGAGGGTCTTGAATGTGGCCATGGCCGTCTCCTATTGAATCGTGAACAGCTTGTCGGTCATGTCGAGGGTGATCGTCTCGTCCTCGAGGACCGTCACAGGAGAAACCCGCTCCCACCAGCCGATGAGGTTCTTCGCCGCAGCCGTGTCGTTGTAGAGGACGGCGAACTGAAACGGCCCGAAGCCCGTCGCATCATCGGCCGTAGTCCCGGTCAGAACCTTGTCGGCGCCGATCGCCAGCGTTCCAAGCCCTCCAACCTGGGCCCAGGTGTTTTCCACATCGACGCCCCCGGCCGTGTATCCATTCTCTCCGACGATTTCCTCCGGGCCATCGTCAACCCCGCCGTTGGCGTTGTAGACCGTCATCCCCGCGGTCGGCTGCTCGTTCGTCAGGTACACCTTGAGGGTGTCGGTATTGAGGTTGTGGAGCTTGAGCCCAAGATCCCCGACGAAACAATCGAATTTGTTGGCGACAGCCATGGGGTGTCTCCCTAATTCCCAAACAGAATGAAAGTCCGATTCGCCGCTTGTGCCGCGCCGGCCGTGATCTTCAAGAACCGGCATGGGCTGATGTCCGGAAGTTTCAGAACCTTCCCGCCCGTCGTGGCCGCGTAGGTGAAATCAATGAGCGCCGTCGCGCTGTAATTCGTGGCCATGGTGCCGAAGGCCGTTCCGTCCACGCTGCAACTCAAGGCGATCGCCGCGGAGTCGATCGTCGGAACGTATAGGTACATCGCCTTTGGGACGCCGGCGCGAAGGGTGAAAGTCACGGTCGTATTATCCGCGACCGCGCCCCCCGTCAGGGTTGCCGATTGCCGATAGGAGTCGAACCCGAAGGCCGGCGCCACGATGAACCCGAGCGCCATGAAACAAGCCACGATGAAAACGAATAGGAATCTGTCTCTCATTTTCTTCCCCCTATTTCCAATTTGCCGATCGGAGCGTGGTCCCACCGGTTTTTTCAAGAGCTTCACGGGTTTTCAGGGCTTGCTTGGTCGTAAGCGCCGCTTCGGCCCATTTTTTCTTGTCTCCATCCGGGATCCCTGGAACGTACAGGGAGAGCTTGTTCAGGCACGACATCAGAAACGCTTCCTCCGCATTCTCGCTCCACCAATTCGAGTTGGGAGCCGAGCCCCCGACGGGAACAGTCGTGTCTTTGGTCAGCACGGGAAGGCGACGGTAGTAGGCCCAATCGCGGGTGTAGGCTTGATCCGTCAGAACGTCGAAGTACAGATTATCCCCCAGGAGGGTACAAACTTCGGGCATCCCCGTGTCCGTCGTGCTCTGGAAAGCCTCGTTGTGGTCCCGAGGGGCCACGCGAACATCGAGGGGATACTTCACATTCTGGAAAATAATCTGTGCATAAATCATCTCGAGGAAATCCGCGGGTAGGGCGAGGTAGCTGGAACCCGCTGTCACCGATGCGGTTGTCGGGTGATACTCCATCGCTCGAATCCGTAGATTGTCCTCGAGATCCCTTTGGCCGAATCGGATGATCGTCGGCATCACCTTGTCGATCGAATCCTTGCTCGACCATTCGGAAATCGCTTGTGACAGTTCCGCGTAATTCATGCCCACCCCTTTTCATGGCCGGGAAGGATCGCGCGATCCCTCCCGGCCCCGCGCGTGGTGTTCCGAAGGCTATGGAGTGCAGAAATACGTTTTCCCTTTGTTCGTGATGAGCCAGATTGTCGTAAGAGTCGCGTCCCATTTCATCGCCGCGATCCCGGCTCCCGGGGTGGTACAGGCTGCAAGGGTGGTCTTGGAAATGGCGTTCCCGGAGATCGTATGCCGGTAGATCCTCCCGCTTGCGGTCCCAATGTAGGTGTACGTTCCGGAGGCGGGATAGACGATTGCCGTGATCTTTTCCCCCGGGATGGTCGCAAGCAGGGTGAGCGCCCCCGTGGCGATCGCCTGTGAATAGAGCTTTCCGGTCGAGGTCACAACATAGAGTACGGAATTGTCAACGCCCGTGATTGCCGTGAACGGGCCCTGGTGTTCCGTCCCGACGGCCGTGAACGTGACGGCCAGCGCCGGCGCCGCCATCAGAAACAGCATCAGAATTGCAAAGACAATCGCTTTTCTCATGGGTCCCTCGTTTCAAGGTGGGGAGGGGATGATCCCCCTCCCCGTCAGGTTGGTTGCCGGCCTACGGGTCCATGGTGTAGAGCGCGGTGAGCTTGATCGTGCCTTCGGTTGCCCCGGTCGCCGGCGCCGCCGTCGCGGAAACTTGGATCGTATCCGCGGCCGCGAACAGCTTTTGCGATCCCCCAGGGACGGAGAGACGGACAATCCCCCCCGCCTGTCCGACCGTGGATTGGCTGATGAAAGCCTCGAGCGCCCCCGTATACCCGACGCTCAAGGTGATCGCCGGGGATCCGTCGCTGTCGAGGTCCGGAACGTCGAGGATAACGTCCAGGAGGGTCGCGCCGGCCGGGATCTTGACCATGTGGATCAGGTCATCGAGCTCGAGCGCCGCGGTCAGGGCGTAGACGGCCGAAACCGTCTCGTAATTGAGCTTCGCCCGGGGTTGGATGCCACTTCCTACCGCGCACGGAGCCGAATAGAAGGTTGTCGCCATAGCGCCCCCCCCCTACGGATCCATCGTGTAGAAAACGGTGAGCTTGAGGATGCCTTCGGCAACCCCGGTGGTCGGCGCGGTTTTCACCTTGAAGTCGATGGTGTCCTCCGCGGTGTACTTGAACTGCGAGGACCCCACAACGGAGCCCGTGGAACCCGGACGGACAAGCGCGCCGGCCGAGGACCGCCCCTGCACGGCGCCCGTGACGTAACGGGCTTCCGTTGTCCCATCCCCGAGAGCCCACACGATCGCGGTCCCGGTGTCGAGGCCGGTCGCCGGGATATCGAGGACCCAATCGGTGACGGTTGCCCCCGCGGGGATCTTGACCATCTGGATGATATCCTCATCCACAAGGGCCGCGAGGAAGGTGTATTGACCGGAGACGGATCCGGCCGCAAGCCCGGTCCGTGCCGGCTTGCCGTTTTTTACATTGTCACTCTGGAAGGTAGACGCCATGGTGTCCCCCCTCCGTTAATGGGCGATCGCGTAGGTGTCCAACGCGATCACGCCGAAGTCGGCCGAGTTGAAAACGGACTTCTTGATGCCGAAGATCGACCCGGCCGAGACGCCGAGCTTGTTCTTGTAGTCGAACAGTTCCTCGACCCAGGAGTACCGAGAGACGGTATCCCCGCCGCCGTTCCCGAAGGCGATCGCGCCGGCCTGTTCACCGAGGAACAGGGCCCGGGCCGCGGGGAGGTTCGTGCCGGAGCCGTAGTCGCTGAACCGGACCACGTTCCGGTGGGAGTGCATGATGACGTTGTTGTACATCCCGAGGGACCCCTTGAAGATCGGATTCGACGCGCCGCGCGCCCCTGCCGCCTTCTGGATGTCCTGCCATTGACCCGCCGAAGTGTTGGTCCGGAGGTCGGTCGCCTGGTACGGATGTACCAGAAGGACGTAGTGCTTCTCGCCGTCGATCATGATGGGCTGAATCATCGGATCGACGGTTTCGGCCTTCTCCACCAGCCGGTCGATCTCCCCGAGGGTGAGGATATCGGCCGTGGTGATCGTCGCCTTCGCCAACCCGTTGGCGAACTGCAGGTGCGCCGAGTCCGGAGCGTTCAGGGCGTTCCCCGCGAATCCCGTGAAGGTCAGCGGGAGGGTGAGGGTGGAGTCCACGCCACGGGCGCCGGACAGGTAGACGAAAATGAGCTCGTCGAACCGTTCGGCCCACCAGGTCGCCAGCGCGTCCCGGCCTTCCTTGCGGGTGCTGTACGGGACCCGCATTTCCGATGCCTTGCCCTTCGACCGGACCGCGTGACGAAGCTGGTCGATGAGAACCGCATCGTCGTAGTACGTCAGGGCTTCCTCGTTCCCCTCGAGGGTCGCGTCCCCCGTGACGCCGGCGCCCCGGAGCTTCATGCGCAGACCGTGGGTGATCTTGTCTCCGACTTTCTTCTCGAGGTCGGTGAGCTTGGTGATGACGGATCCGATGAACTTGGCGAAATACTGCCTTTTCTCCGCTTCGTGGGCAAGCGAAGTGCTCCAACGCTTCACGGCTAATGCGTGGTTTACTCCAAATTCTGTTTCGGCCATGGTTCGGTTACTCCTTGGTTTTTATTCCCCGCGCAGCCACTTTTCCTGCATTTCGGGGGAAAGCTTTGCGAATTCCTT